ATTCACTTGAAATTCTTCTGGTTGTAAGATACGCTCTGTAAGAGTAATCACATCTTCAGTAGTTGTAAAGTCACAAGTTGCATTAGCTACGATAGAATCTAAAGCAAGTTTCTTAACTACTTCTTTGTATTTAACATTCGGTTTAATAGTAATACCACCGTTAGCGATAGTATTTCCAGACAAAAGAGCAGCTGCGATATAATCACCTGCAAATTCACCTGCATAAGTTGTTGTAATTGAAGTTACACTTCCACTTGTTGCCATTTTTTTATTTGTTTAAATTAATTACTTATTTGAAATTTTTGATAATACTCTATCAAAGGTTGTCATTGAACGATTTTGCGAAAACTTAATTTGTTTCTTTTCGCTTTTTACTTCTGGTGTGTGCTTAAAAGTTTTAGATAGTTTTTCTTCTACAACTTCCTCTTGTACTTCAATAGAAAGTTTAGCTTCTAATTCACTTACCTTGTTTTGTAGTTCCTCAATTAAAGGATTTACACTTGAAAGGATAGCTTCTACAAGTTCGCTTTTTTGTTCGTCAGAAAAATGTGTTTCAACGACAGTACTTTCTACCACTTTCTTTGGTTCTTTTACTTCGCTCATTTCTTCTTCTACCACATCTTCTACAACATCCTCAACGACTTCTTCAACTTCTTCTTCTTGTGCTTTAACTTCTGCAATAACGCCTTCTTCTTCTACTACAAGCATTGAACCATCTTCCATCATATACTCTCCGACAGGCATAGGAATACGCTCATCTTCAGTAACGATAAATACTGGTTGTCCTTCTGCAAATTCATCGGCAGAAATAACAGTACCATTATCTAACTTGCGATCTTCAAGTTCAACACGAGTATTAAGAAGCGTTTGAATGCGCTTCAACATTTCGGTTGTTTTCATAAAATAGTTATTTAATAATTAAACGATTGATAAAATAATTTTGCATTTTTAAAAGTATCTTTGTGTTCTTTGGATAAAAAAGATAATATCCCACACCTGTGCAGTACCACCATCTGCGGTTATTTTTAAAGTAGCACCATTAGCTACAAAGTCAGCATCTGCATAAAACTGAAAAACTTCGTGAAAGTTTTGTTCTGTGTCATTGCCTTTATAAAATCCTAAAGACCTATTAATTCTTTCATAACCTGTTACACCTCCATTAACTAATTGAAAGTCTAAATGAGTAGTGTTAGTATTAGCAGCACTTGCCTTAAACACCACCGTAACCATATAAGTGTCATTTACACTTTCTGCGGTTATCTTTTGCGTAACTGCATTAAAGAAATCATAACCTTCAGGACTTCTTGTAATTGTGTTAGCGTTGTTTGGAAGTGTAACTTGAACACCATCAACCAAAGAAAGTTTATTAGATGAAGTATACTGACTATCGTTATATCTTGCCCAACCTAATTGCGAATAAGAAGATAATTGTGAAGCAGTAGCCTTTTTAGTTACGCTATTATTTACAATAGGTACGACATCGCTTGAAGCTAATGTAGTTACCGCATTTAAATTACTTATTTTAGAATCTGCCATTATAGTATGATTTTGTCGTTATTCTCCTGTAGGATCTTAAAGTTATCTTCTTGCAATAAATAGTCTTTTTGTGTGGTTACAGATACTCTTGTAATACCGATACCCTGCGCCCATAAACTACCATCACAACAATCGATAGAATAAGTATTTGTGTCTTTACAATAACAAGCCTTACCCATCTAACAAAGCTTTTTTAATTTTCAACAATTTAAGTCCTGCTTCTATTTCTTTTTTAAGTTCTTCTTCTCTTTCTTTTTCTGCAAAGAAGCCTTCAATAGAAAAACCTTTAACTACCCCAGTCTTAACGTAGTCGTTCCATACTTCTTCGTTATCGACTTTAACACTTCCCATCCAAGTACCCACAGGTACATCCATTCCGTATAAAGCAGACTTATCTTTTTCTTTATCTTCTACGATCCAACTTTCAACCAAAGTAAGTCCATCTATTTTGTATAAATGTTCAAAGGTTGAATTATGTTGGTTGCCTTTTTGTAGGAATAATTCTGAAGCCTTTCTAATGGTCTTTTTAGTAAAATAGATATAGTACTCATCGTTTTTGTCTTTACGATAAATAGCCTTATTAGGAATAAGTAACGCACCCATTAAGATACGCTTCTCATTATCTACTTCCTGAAACTTGTATTCCTTCTTTTGGTTAAGAGCAATAAAGTTTTCTTCAATAGCAGGATGCTCTACAATAGAAATAGCATCAATGCCATTCTCTTGTTCTTCGTCTATTATTAATTCTATAATGCGCATATCTATAAAACGATTTTATTTAAATTTTGTATTTCTATCCAAGTGTAGCACTTTCAACAATATTTCTGTCTAAACTTTGTGCGGTTGTTACTTCGTTACTCACTACATAAGCCTTAACTGGTTTTTGTGTTTGGTCTGCTAATAACCCTGCTAACTGATTTTGTGCGCCTCCACCCACTACATTAAAAGTAGGTGCTTGTGATACCGCAGTAAGCGATGAAGCAGAAGGTGCTGAAATATTAGAACCGCCTCTTTCTTTAGGAATTTTAACTGATTTAATTGCTTGTATTTGTTTTAAACCAGAGGCAACGGCTACCGCAGCAGCAGCAGCACCCAACGCAGGGCCGACAATAGGAATACCTGCCAATGAATTATAACTTGATTGAGCAGATTGATAAGTACTAATTAAAGTAGCAGCAATAGCAGCGGCTTTCCCTGCCCCTGTTTGTTCCCCTACAAGTGAAGCAAAGTTTGAAAGTGCATTACCTACTGCATTTAAATTTTGTCTTTTAGCTTCAGCTTCTCTATTAGACAATTCTATTTCTGCTTCAGTTAATTCTTTTCTAATATTAGAATAACTTTTTAGGTTTTCAGTATATGCCCCTTCTTGCCTTAATTTTTGGTCAAGTATTTGTTGGCGTTCGTCAAGTTCTTTTGTTGCCGCCCCTAAATTAAAACCAACTGCTTCTAAACCTTGTTCCCTTCTTGCTAATTCTTCTTCTGCCGCCTTATCTCTTTCTGCTTTTCTTAATGCAGCAAGTTTAGATTCAAATTCTAATTGCTTTGTTTCTGATTCTCTAATTTGCGCATTTAATTCTGCTAACGCATCTCTTTCCTCTTGAGTGCCTATAAGTGCTTCCGCTTGTGCCTTTGCTGCTAATTCTCTTAAGCCTAAAGTTTCAAGTAATTGAATTTTTGCTTGTTCTAAAAATGATACATTTCTTACTTCTGCTTGTTCTTGTTCTAATTGTGTTTTTAGATTTTCAGTAAGTAGTCTATTTTCTTCTTGTCTTAAAAGAATTGCTTCTTCTATCTTTTTATTTATTTCAGCAGTACTTCCTCCATTAGCTTCTATGATAGACTTCTGTAATTCTAATTGCGTTACTTGATGATCTAATTCAACTAAATTCTTTTTATTAAGTTCTATGTTTAATTTTAACGCATCACTTGTTCCATTGATAAAATCTGTTATTTCATCCCAATATGCGGCAATAGTTCCAAGCACTACCGCAACCGCACCAATACCAGTAGCAATTAAAGCAGTTTTAGTTCCTTTTAAACTTACATTAAATAATTTAGTGGCTTCGTATGCATCCCTTAATCGTGTAGCTAAACCACCAGTTAAGGAATCAAGTATTGCCATTGCCCCACCATTACCTGCTACATCATCTAAAGAAGAAGCGGCTTTATCACCTGAAACAGAAACATCATTTAAGGAATTTGATAAATCTTCAGAAGTACCTTGTGCCTTATTTAATTCTTTGTTTATACCCTCAATACTCTTTATTGCATCTTGAGTATTAGCTTGTACGTTTAATATTACTTCTTGCGCCATTCTTTCTTAATTGTAGTTAGTGCTTCTTGTAGTGTTTCTTCTAACTTGTACTTGCCTTTAGCGATGTCTATATATTCACCGCTTACATCGTACTGAAGTCCATCTAATATTGCTTTTATCATCCTGTTATTGATACTAAAGGTGTTACTAATCCATTAAATGCCCCTACCGTTCCAAAATACGCTTGAACAGATAAAGTGTTACTTACAGTTTTGTC